GTCTAATAGAAAATTTTGATATACTATCGCCACCTAAATTGCCTAAATTCGAATGTCCCGAAGGATTCTCTCCGGATGAATATTTAAGAGAATTATGTAGAAAAGGTTGGAAAAATAGAATTATACCGAATATTGACAAATCACAACACGATATTTATGTTGATAGAATAAAATATGAACTACAGGTTTTGCAAAATGCTGGGCTTAGTAGTTATTTTCTAATTGTTCAAGACATACTAAGACATGTTAAAAATAATAATTGGTTAGCAGGACCAGGACGAGGAAGCGCAGCCGGATGCTTGGTTTCTTATTTAATAGGTATTACAGATATAGATCCTATTAAACATGAATTACTATTTGAAAGATTTTATTCCGATGGCAGGAATGTAAAAGAACACATATCTTTTCCGGAATTTTCTATACAAACATTTAAGAATGGTGTATAAACAGTATAATTCCGGAGGCAATATGAAAACTAAAATAAAAGACTATAAAAATAAGAGTTATAATTTACTTACTATAATAACTTTAGTTCCGGATAGTAAAGGAGAAACAATTGCTAAGTGTAAATGTAAATGCGGCAATATCTGTTATAAGAAACTATCTATGATAAAGATTAACCATGTTAAAAGTTGTGGTTGTTTAGCAAAATCAACTAGATTTACTAAAAATAGTAAAAAAAAATTATTAAATGATTTTTCTAAATTAGATGCCGCATCAGCTTATTGGCTTGGTTTTATTTTTGGCGATGGAAATATTAGTGATAGTAATAAGCTACAATTATGCTTGGGGTCAGAATCAAAAAAACATTTGATTAAATTTTCTAAATTTTTAATAGGCTCTAATATAGTAAAAGACTACGATAATAGGTGTACATTTCAATTTACTAGCGATATTTTAGCAAATAATATATCAAAATATGGTATTATACCAAGAAAAACATGGTATAGTACTTTAAAATTACCGTCGGATCAATTATTATGGCCAGATTTTATAAGAGGATATTGGGATGCTGATGGATGGGTTAGTATAAAAAAACAAACCAATAAAAATAAAGTCTACACTGGTTACAACATAGGTATATGTTCATATCTTCCAGAAAATTTGGAAACAGTGTCCAAAGCCTTGCCTGTAAAATATAAAAAACCAACAAAAATAAAAAATAGAGACTTATATCAGTTAATATACCAAAACAAGAGTGAAATTAAAGTTATAGCAAAATATTTACTAAACAATCATTTATATATAGACTACAAATGGAAAAAAATTCTACACTTACTAGACTAGTACATGAGATTAAAAGCCAGCCTATAATCGAAAGGTTAGAACAAGAAAAAAATAATAGATTTCTTGAACATGAATGCTCTATAGTTCTTTCGGCTCCAGAAAATATATCATACTATAATCATATAATAGTAAATAAAAATATTTTATCCGAAAACACTATTAATAGTTATATAATGTGGATATATGGTATTGTCGATCAGCTTGATAATACTCGCCCAATACAAAGCATTCCAGCCAGAATACAAATGCCAGATATCGATATAGATATTCCAATAGATAAACGAGAACAAGTATTAGAATATATAAAAAGTAAATATGGACATGGCAAAGTATCACAAATGATTACTTTTAATACTATGAAAGGTAGAGGGGCATTAAAAGATGTACTAAGAGTATATGGTAATATATCTTTCGAAGAAATGAATTCTATTACTAAATTTATTCCTGACGAAGCCAAAATAGCCGACGAGCTTCAAGAGATGAAAGAAGATACCGGAGAAGCCTCGATTATTAGATGGGCTTTAGAGAATAACACAGATAAACTGAAAGAATGGTGCTATATAGCAGAAGATGGTTCGTTGGCTGGTCCATTATCAAAAAGATTTGAACAGGCCATAAGACTCGAAGGAACAAAATCTAATCAAAGCAAACATGCTGCTGGTGTAATAATAGGTACTGAAGATCTTGCATCTCTGTGTCCTATGGTCTATGATAATAGAAATGATCAGCTGATAGCAGGCATGGAGATGAATGATCTAGAGAGTTTGGGTTTAATTAAATTTGATATATTGGGTATAGCTTATTTAGACAAAATCATGTCTGTATCAGAATACTTAAAAAATGGAGAACTATAATGTTAACAAAAACATTAGATCAAGTTGCTGTAGGCGAAAATTTTAAAGTTAATAATGTAGAGTATACTAAGATCCAAGAGGTTAGAGTAAGTTGTTGCAGAAGCGCTAATTGTCACGTTGTTACAGATAGTAATCAAAGGACTTTTTTCCCAGGAAACACAGTAGTGGAGACAAATGGCTAATTTACAAAAAATTTGTGTGTTTGATTTAGAAACGGACGGGGCTAATCCCGACCTTTGCAGCCCCGTTCAAATCGCTTCTCTGATAATAGATCCATATAAATTAGAAATTATCAAAGATTCAGAATTTAATATTAATCTAAAACCATCTATATTGGATGAAAAACCTGACTATATATATGATGATAGTGATGTTCTTGATTTCCATGCTAAGGTTAGAGGATGTGAAAAAACTAAAATATTAGAGGATTGGAAATCTTATCAAAATCAGGATAATGGATGGAAAATGTTCGTATCTTATTTAGAGAAATATCATATAAGATCAGATAAAAAATCTTGTTTTACAGCGCCCATAGCCGCTGGATACAATATAAATAGATTCGATCTTAGAATCATAGAAAGACTAAGTACCAAATACAATAATGTCAATAAGGAGGGAAGAACATCTCTTTTTTATCCCCGAGACGTTATAGATTTAATGAATGTGATATTTTATTGGTTCGAAGGAAATAACGAACTAAAAAACTATACATTAGATAATGTTAGAGAATATTTAGGTCTTGGCAATAGCGGATCTCATGATGCGTTAAACGATGTAAGAGCCACCGCTGATATTCTCATTAGATTTATGAAACTTCATAGAAATCTTGGTAATAAGGTTAAATTCAAAAACGCCTTCGCCACAGCATCTGCATAATATTTATGAATAATCACTATACGTTTGATTGTGGTTGTAAATTTAAAGTATTGGACTATACCAATGATGGTATTCCTAGAATAGATTTCGATGGCAAACTAGAAAATCTAAATCTAGAATGTTCCAAAACATGGGATATGATAGCGCAAGGAAATACAAAAGGAGTTTTTCAATTAGAGTCCAGACTAGGCTCTAGTATGTCCAAAAAACTTAAACCACAGAATATAGAGCAGCTTTCTGCGTTAATTAGTATTATGCGACCAGGATCGTTAGAGGCATATAGGGAAGGCAAAAGTATTAGTGATCATTATATAGACAAAAAAAATGGTCAAGAAGAATTAGACTATTTTCACCCTTCTCTTGAGCCTTCATTAAAATCGACCTATGGCGAGATGATTTACCAAGAACAGGCTATGCAAATCGCGCAGGCGGTGGCTGGATTCGATCTTCAAGAGGCCGATATGCTTCGTAAGGCTATAGGCAAAAAGAAACCAGAAGAAATGGCCAAAATCAAAGTTAAATTCAAAGACGGTGTTAAAAAACTTAATATTGTATCGGAAGATGAGAGCGAAGAAATTTTTGGTTGGATAGAAAAAAGTCAAAGATATAGTTTTAATAAGAGTCACGCTGTAAGCTATGCTATGAATGCATACTCATCAGCATATGCTAAAGCCCACTTCGCGAAAGTGTTTTTTGCATCATATTTAAAGTTCGCAAAAGACAAGATGGATCCACAAAAAGAAATCAAGGAATTAATCAGGAACGCCACAGAAATGGATGTTACTGTTTGCGTTCCAGATTTAAGAAAACTTAATAAGCATTTTACCATAAATGATGATAAAATTTATTTTGGCTTAACAGATATAAAAGGGGTTGGTTATTCGGTATATGATAAGATCATAGAGATAGTCAAAAATATTGATCTTAATTCCATATCATGGTATGGCTGCTTAGTAAAATTACTCAATAAAATAAACTCTACAGCCGCTAAGGCGCTAATATCATGTGGCGCTCTTGATTATTATCATATGTCACGCACACAAATGTTATTCGAGTATGATATAATATCGGAATTAACATCTAGAGAATTAGATCTTTTAGATATAAACCAAAAACATCTAGGACAAGTTTTAGAGAATTTGCTAACTAATAGTAAGATCAATACTAAACGAAAAACTAATATACAAAATTTAATTAAGCTATATGAAAATCCACCATACTCATTAAATGATAAAATAGAATGGTTATCTGATACAGAAAATGCGTTGCTTGGAGCATCTATTACCTGTTTTAAAATAGATTCATACGATATCAGCATGACAAACTGTGATTGCAAAATATTTAAACATACCAATAATATTAAAAATATTATTTTGGCTGGTGAAATTAGTAATATAAATTTTGTTAAAACAAAGAATGGGAAAAATGCTGGTGCAGAAATGGCTTTTGTTACGATAGAGGATCAATATGCGTCCTTAGACTCGGTCATCTTATTTCCTGATCAATTATCTAAATACCGAAACTATCTGTTTGAAGGAAATGTACTAATATTTCTAGGTAATAAGAGTCCTAAAAAAGATTCTTTTATAGTAGAAAAATGTTTTATACCAAGGTCTTGACAAAACGCTGCCGCTTGGTATAATATTGTATAGTTGTAGCGTTTTTACTTTTAGGAGTTTTGAAAATGAATATTACATTGTTGAAGGGTAATCTTGCACGAGATCCTGAGTTAAGAGTTGTTAATCCAAATGGAAAACAAACTAGTGTGGTAAATTTTACCATTGCTGTTAATAGGGATTATGTAAAATCGAATGGAGAAAAAGATCGAATTACATCTTTTATTAATTGCGAAGCATGGGATAGCGGAGCCGAAACTATTGCTGAGTCACTAAAGAAAGGTGATCTGGTTATGGTTGAGGGGTCCCTTAGAAACGACACATGGGAAAAGGATGGAGTTAAGCATAGTAGTCTAAAGGTTAGAGTTAATAACTTTTCAAAGATTACTAAGCTTAGTAGATCAAAGACCGAAGAATCAGAACCGGTTGCTTTCTGACCAAACCTAAAGGAATGTATATAGAATATTGGGGGTGAAATATCCCCCTTATTCTATTCCATAATGGTAAAATCTAAATTAAAAATATTGATGTGTTCCGAAGCTAGTTTCATAAATTCTGGTTTTGGAAAATATGCAAAACAAATATTATCGAGATGGCATAAAACCAATAAATATATTGTTGCAGAATTTGCTTCTTATGGGATGGTTAATGATCCGAGAGATAAAAATATAGATTGGATTTATTATGCTAATGCCGTAAGGGACAACGACCCTAGATATAAAGAATATATGTCTAGGACAGATAATCAATTTGGAAAATGGAGATTCGAAAAGGTTCTATTAGATTTTAAGCCAGATATTGTGGTTGATGTTAGAGATTTTTGGATGAGTGGATACCAAACTCTATCCCCTTTAAGATCTTATTTTCATCATATTCTCATGCCCACAGTAGATTCTGCGCCGCAACAAGAAGAGTGGGTAGATGTATTTCTATCAACAGATGCTATTTTTACATATAGTGATTGGGGCGCTCAAATCCTTAAACAGCAAACTAATGATAAAATAAAATATATTGCTACTGCTAGTCCTGGTGTTGATTTAGATATTTTTAATATTAAGGATAAAAATAGTTGTAGACAAATTCTGGGCATAGATAATGATGTATTTATAGTTGGTTCTGTTATGAGAAACCAAAAAAGAAAACTTATTCCGGAGCTTTTAGTTTCTTTTAAAAAAATATTATCCATTTTTGAGAAAGAAAAACGATCTGATAAAATATTTCTATATCTACATACAACATATCCGGACATGGGGTGGGATATCCCTGAGTTGCTAAATGATCATCAAATATCTAATAATGTTCTTTTTACATACCTATGTAAGAACTGTTCTAATATAGAGAGCTGTGTATACTGTGGACCTCAAAAAGTATGCTCAAAATGTTTTAATAAATCATCGCAATTTCCATCTGTATCTCAAGGCGTTACTGACGAACAACTCAGTATAATCTACAATACATTTGATTTATATGTTCAATATGCTATATGCGAAGGATTTGGTATGCCTCAAGTCGAAGCCGCCGCTTGTGGTGTCCCAATAGCAACCGTAGAATATAGTGCTATGATAGATATCATATCAAAATTAGAAGCATATCCAATAAAAATTAAAACATATTTCAAAGAACTCGAAACAAAAGCTATTAGAGTATATCCAGATAATGATTGCCTAATTGATATTATACTAAAAGAATTAGATAAACCAATATCTATTAGAAATAATAATAGAGTTCGAATAAGAAATTTAACAGAAAAATATTATAACTGGGATAATATTGCAAAAATTTGGGAGAATTATTTTGATAATCTAGACTTTAGAGCAGACTGGTCCAAACCTCTACCAATCTTGCGCAAAGCGAGCATGTCTAATAAGGATTCTAATTTTTCACAATTCATTAACCTATGCAATAATACGATGAAGAATAGTGAACTTTTATCGTCTTTCAAGTTTTTGAATATGCTTCAGAATGCAGACTATGGTTTCCATTATGTATCTCCAACACAAATCTCTGGATATGGTATAAATAATTTATGCGATCATATCAATACTATGATAGATAATAATAATAGATCAGAAGAAGTCAGACAAAAAAATATTAAATTTGAAGAAGACTTTATACAATATGCACATTTAAAGAATGATATATGAATATTCTATATATAGGTCCTTATAGATCATTAAGTATCGATGGTTATTTGTCTTTGAATCTATTATTGAATTTAAAGGATCTGAAACAATATACTGTGACAGCTAGACCCATATTTATATCAAATAGAGTTAATAATCTAGCCAGCAAATTAAATGATACAATTCTGTCAATGGAAAATCATCAGTCTAAATCTTTTGATCTATTAATACAAAACACAGAGATCAATACTATTTCTTATAATTCTAAGATACCATATCATATCTTTTTTCCTAATTATAAAGATATTATTCCTGATGATAGTATATCACAAAAATATATATTTCTAAGTAATAGGGGATTGCTATTATATAGTAATAATATTCATAAAAAATTATTAGAATATCTTAATATTGATAATGGTTTATTTCTTAATAACAATATTAATAATAAATTATTATCTCCAACAAATAATATATTTAATTTAGGTATCTATAATAGATATAAAAAATATTATACCATAATTCAATCCAATATAGATTATGATACAAAAAAAATAATTGTAGATTTTATTAAACTTAATCAAGAAAATAATTGTTTGGTATTATTTATACAAGATATTGATCAGGAAATGCTCAATAAATGCAATGAATATATAAAGAGCGTGTATAAAAAATTTGAAATCAATAATACTATTTCGAAAGTTATAATTGTTCCCACATTGTTAAACGAAACGTCCATCAGATCAATACATAATACTGGTGATATCTATATACACAAAGACAATGATCTTCATCTTATGCTTGCTAAAGAATATGGTAAACATATTGTATTAAATACATCTAATGTTACTATACAATGGGATCAAAACGATCTGCATAAATATGGTAAATTAAAAAATACACAAGATATCGACCTTTTATCTGAGAAAAAATATCCCAGTTTAAAAAACAATCTTAGCGAAATTATAGATGCCTATGTTAAATAATTTAGCCTGTTCAAACATTATTAATAATTTACTAGATAATAAAACCATATACTATATTGGTAAAAAGAACATATTTTTTTATATGTTAAATGTTAATTCTGATTATAATATCATTACCGAACCATCTCAACCTTTTTCAGCTATCTTATCCGACGATCCTTTGTTTTATTCTCAAAACATAGAAAAGCTGTCTTTAGAATATAATGTAAATAGTGTTCTGGTATTCCATGATCCACCATCAAATATAATTAAAAAAGAAGATAAATATATCCTAGATAGAAAACTAAGAAATAGTCATAGAATATTTTTTAGTAAAACTATTAAAGAGTTATGGAACATGGACAATAATTGTCATATTCTACAATATGGCCTACCAGAGAATATTGATATGACAAAAGATAAAGACATTTTAATATTAAATATTGATCATAGTAATGTCAATATAGAGCTATATAACTATATCAAAACATTAGCAAATAGTTGTGACATATTAAATAAAAACGATATTAGTTCTTATGAAGATATATTAAATATAATATCTAAATATAAAATATGTATTGTAACACAAGGTCAATACGACGCTATCCTTAGTTCTGCTTTAAATTGTTTTGTTTTAACAAATATTCCATTATCTCAAGAGTTTTATAATCCTCTAATAAAAAATATCAACAATAAAAATATAAACGAGCAAATAAAATCCATACTAGAAAACTATTCTTTACCAAAAGAAATACAATCTTATTCTAATACATATATAAATATAAAAAATATGCAACATAATATAAATCAAGTTTTTAATCAAGTCTTTAAAAGAGTATATATTTATGAGCCGTAATATCAACATATCCATCACAGAACCTTCTGATAAAAACACTATTCACATAAATGATCTTGCATCAATAATTAACTATTCTTGCGATAGTATTAAAGTTGCGTGTTTAGAATTCTTACCAGAGAATGCCCATGGACAGGTTATTAATATATTATTATCTAAGCTAAAACCTCTTGGAAAACTCATTATTACAATTAATAATGTTACCAGTATCACTAAAAATTTTATGGCTGGAAGTATGTCATATCAAGATTTCTTAACCTTTTTTCAGAATAAACAAAGCTTACTGTCTATAGATAGTCTTTATACATTTATAGACTTTAATACTTTCGATATTATACATATAAATCAAGAAGAATATTTTACAACACTATTCTTAGAGAGAAAACAGTTATGAGAAATACACTATGTCAAGACTGTTATTTCGCTAAAAAAACAACATCAGACGATAAAGCGTGTTTTTTTGATATTCCAACAATAATAAAAGATATTCACAATATACGTATTGATAATGAATTTAATATTATAGAAAACTATCAGTGCAGATATGGAATAAGTAATAAAATATACAAAGAAAATATTGATAAATTTCATTCTGTGGATCTTATAGAATATATTAAACAACAAAACACAATTCGCTACTCCATCGCAGTTATTCTAGACAAATCTCCAGATATTGATCTGCTGATAAACAACTTAAATAATCTATCTATTAAGCCATACTATATAACCATAGTCTGTTATAACAATACCGAAAATTTAACAAAAAAAATCAACAATCTTGGTATTAAATATAAGATCCATAAATTTTTAGAAGATATTCCTGGACCACAAGCTCTTCACATTGCACTGGAAACAAATAAGAAAAATATCCAAAATGTGTTGTGGATTCTAACAGAAGCAGGATTAGATCATGTTGTTAAGAACGATAGCATACAAGAAATCAATTATTTGGTGAATGTGGAACAAAAATCTATTCATTATTATAAATGTTCTAATATAGATTCAAATATTGATGGCGTTTTTATAGGCACAGATAACTATAAGCTTTTCTCAAAAAATATAGACTATACTATAGAACAAAATACGAATATATTATTTGATTATTATGATTGATATACTAATAATAACTCCAGAAATAACGAAAGGAATGAAATCTATAGGATCAAAGTGTTTACTTAATCTAAAAAAGAATATGAGTGTTTTGGAATACCAAATTAGTCAGGCTCAAAAAATAAATAAAATATCTAATATAACAATTAATATAGGTTTTGATTATGACAAGATTATTAGTAAGCTTTATAGATATAAAAATATTAATTTTTTAATTAATAACGAATATGAGCATACTAATCAAGCACAAAATCTTATAACTTATATTAATAAGTATAGACCAAAAAATTTGTTAGTAATCAACAGTGGAATACTGATTAAAGACAAAATTATAGATAAAAGCTTTCTAAATAATGAGTCAAAAATATTTATGCTTAACAAGCCTAAAAAAAATTTTACAATAGGATCATCATTATCTACAAATCTCGAATATCTTTTTTTTGATATGGAACAGTCGTGGTCGGAGATAGTCTATTTTAATAATTTGGCCATAGACACCTTCTTGTCATGCGATAGTTCTATGTTTAAACAAATGTATCTGTTTGAGGCTATCAACTTTTTACTACAAAAAAATATTGTGTTTAAGAAAATTTATATTAACAAAAATAACATAATGAAAATAAATAATGCTAAAGATATTACAAGCGCCAGGATATTTATATGAATAATTTATTAGTACAGTATAAAAACATTAAATTTATTAATAATATAGGTTTATCTAGCACTGATTTTTGTAATAAGATAGTTACAGAAACTAAGAATAATCTATATAAACTATATTATACTTATAATTTTAGTCATGTAATTTTCATAGCGTCAATGATGGAACAGGAAGAATATCAATTTATAGATGATTTTGGTAAAAATATAAACATATTCGTATATAATGATAATAATATTCAATTAAGAAAAAACTTAAATATTAAAAAGATTTTGCAAAAAGATAAAAATCAATCCGAGTATGATACAATTAGTATTCCTAAATTAGTTAACAATGAGCTATTTTTTTCTTCTCCAGATCAAACAATAAAGAATAATCATATTATATCTTTTCTAGATAGTATTGATTCTTTGCCGAATTGGCTACATAATTTTTTATATCCAACAAGCAAACTACCTATTAAATTATTCAATAATAATACTATTATTCATCCTCAAAATTTAGGGCTCGTCTCCGAAAACGATAAAGCCTTATTGCTGCGACAGTCTAAGTACTATTTAGCAATAAATGACGATTATGTTCCAGAAGCGTGGGCGAGCCAGTGTTTAGTTTTGTCGAAAGATGATCTTGAAACCTTACAGCCCACAACTTATAAAAATAGTAAAAGTTTTCAATCGTATTCTAATTTTTTAAAGGTACTATTCCGTGAATAAAAAAAGCATAGGCTTTATGATCATTAGCATAGAAAATAATGAATATTATGATAATATTCTAAAAAATATTAAACTTTTAATAGATAATAATCCCTATTATAATATTGTAATATTCAATAGTAATTGCGATAAAGTATTAACCTATAATATACCAATATTACATCTTTCCCATGCTAAGTTTTTTAAAGGCGATTTATGGGCATTCGATTTGGTTAGTCTTATTATATCGAAAAAATTTCCAAATATTAATAAAAAGATATTATACTGTAATGATATACCATGGATTAAAAATAGAAATAATCTATACAATGAATGGAAAGATATCTACAATGATATAGATTTTGTAGCTTCTAACCAATATATATATGATATATATGATATGTCTTGGAGAAAACCATTAGATATTATGGAGAGTTTTAATTATGAAAAAATACAACACATCTTACGATAATTTGTCTGACCAAGACAAAAAAGATCTAATTCTATCTCTATATTCTGAACAAGGTAAAAGTTTTGCAGATATAGCTGTTATGTATGACACATACGCTAATAGAATAAGGAGAGATGCTAAAAAATTAAATATTAAAATACGAGATAAGAGCGAAGCTCAAAAAAATGCTCTAAAAACTGGTAAGCATTCGCATCCAACAAAAGGGAAAGAAAGATCTCAAGATACAAAACAAAAGATAGGCATGGGCGTATTAAATGCATGGGAAAATCTAGAAGATGATGAAATACAAAAAAGAAAACTTCAAGCTAAACAAAATTGGGAAAATTTAGACGATAATACAAAAGAGAACATTCTTAAATCTGCTAATACCGCGGTCAGAGCCACAAGTAAGGTAGGATCAAAACTAGAAAAATATCTACATAAAAGACTATTAAATGACGGATACAAAGTAGAATTTCATAAAGAACAAACTCTGGTGAATACGAGGTTGCAGATTGATCTGTTCGTTCCTAGTATAAATCTAGCGATAGAGGTCGATGGTCCATCTCACTTTACCCCTGTTTGGGGTCAAGAATCATTAAAAAGAAATAAAAATTATGATAATAAAAAAGAAGGACTAATAATTGGTAAAGGATGGAATTTATTGAGGATCATACAAACCAAAGATTATTCTGATGCTCGCGCCTTCTTAATTTATGATCAAATACTTCAAATTATAAAAACAAATCATTCTAACCTTATTTCTGGGCAACAGAAATTTACTATAAAGGATACCAATGGCTAAAAAAGATAAGAACGAAACAATTGAGAATACCGAAGATAATATCGTTGAAAAGAAAATTCCAACTATTGCTGACTTAGATTGGACGGACTATGTTCTTGGGCTTTTATCAGACGACGAGAAGATTGCTGGTAATCCAACAACGGATGGTTTAAGACGTATTTTTGAAACCGTTCTAAATTGCAGATTAATATCGTCAACAAGTTCGGTTGTTCAGTCTCCTAGTCCAGAAAATGAAAAAAGAGCAACGGTCATACATTCCTTATCTTACTGTTTAAATCCAGCTGTTCAGGACTTAAACGGTTTAAATATTGTGTCTGTGGATGGCTCTGCGGACGTTTACTGGGGTAACTGCGATAAAGTATACCGTAATCATCCCGTTGCTGTTGCGGAAACTAGGGCAGAAGGAAGAGCCCTAAGAAGAGCGTTAAGACTACGCAAAGTAGTAGCGGCCGAAGAATTATCAAAAGATATAGAAGACCATCCTGATCATGATACAGTAAATAAGATTAGTAACCAACAAATTAATTTTATAGACGTTTTGGCTCAGAGATTAAACATTAATGTTATCAAATTATTAGAACAAAATAATATGGAGACTAAGAATATTTATAGTTTGACACATGAGAGTGCGGTTGATATAATAAGATTATTATCAAAATACCAACAAAATATTGATAGTATACCACAAGATATTTTAGGCTACTCTAACGAATGGAAATAATTTATGAAAGTACTATATAAAGCTAATGATAAATTACAATTTGAATTAGAAGGCAGCGGGCAAAAAGAAATATTTAAAGAGCTTGCTCTAATCCAAGAAATTTTTGGAGAAGCCAAATGTGGTATGTGTGGTAGCACCAATATTAAGTTTGTTGTTAGAAATGTTGATGGAAATGATTACTATGAATTAAGATGTTCTGATTGTGGTGCTATCTTAGCATTTGGTCAGCACAAAAAGGGTGGAACATTATTTCCAAAACGTAAAGATGATAATGGAAACTATCTTCCACATAGTGGATGGCACAAGTGGACTAAAGATAAAGAATAATTACCATCGATTCATCGGACATTGCTCGTTAACCAAGCTTAATTTATTAATATAATTACGTGTTCTATTTACTGGACATCCGCACTGTGAGCATATTGAGTTCTTAAAAAATTCACAGCTTTCGCAAATTTTAAAACGTCTTTCTATTTCATCATCAGAAGCGATATCTTCATTATTTATTGTTTTATCCAATATATCCGTAGACAAGCCCCTTAGTTCCTTAATGAAGTCTGGTTGATCAGAATCGATATCTATTGCGGAACATGGAAATATCGGAGCATCTCCATCATTTGTCGAAATCTCTATACCGCATTTACTGCATTTATATATATTGTTATTTTTTAATATGAAATTACAAAACATTTAATTAGAGCTGTACAGCATCGTCTCCTAATGGTGGTTCTGGAATTATTTTAGGCTTGGTAAAAAATTCATATGGAATTAATTCCCATAAAAATTGACTAATCATGTCATTGGTTTTAATTTCTATACCATCAACAGATCCATAGAATGCCCTATACATCATTTCATTCATTAATTGGAAAAATAATGGGGTCGAAGACGGAATTAATGTGTTTGTACTATTATCTATTTCCATACATTTCCAATAATGGAAATCATTGTTAATGATATTTACTCCGCCGCTAAATGCTCCAGCGCTAACAACTGTGAAAGGATCTAAGGGCTCTAGAGCAGATCTTCTAGGATATGCTCTGTATGGAACCTCTATACCATATCTAAATATGGTAGATAGCATATCCATTCCTCTTACTAGTCGTGGTAATTTTCTAATTTTAACTTTTAAATTATTGATATTGTCTAAATTACAAACATTATAGATTTTAACAGATTGTTCCACCCTAATTCCTTGACTTAGCAGGCCGTAACCGTTTGGTGATCTCGATTCTCTACTAGCGAGAGCTGGAATACCACCTTCTTTTCCAAACTCATTCACGTCTCCATCCGAGGTGGTTTTTATAATAGCTTTACCATTATTATTTTCTACTTCTGTAAGTAATATGTCGTATGTTTCAAAAGCGGTTACGAGTATTTCTTTATTGTCATAAGCAAGATCTAGATTTTCTGTATCTCCATTTATATGATAATCTCTTCTCGATACCCATTCTTTCCAATATATTGGTAATCCTTGTTGTCTAAGTTTATTCTCTAAATTAGTTTTTTTAGAATTTATAATATTTTCATTAATTTCATATATATAAGATTCATAAGATGGTCCTCTGCCAGAGTTTTTATTGCTTTTTTTGAAAGTAACATGATCCCCTATATTATTTTGTATAGATTGTCCTCTTAATCTTATACAAATATTGTTGCTTGGTAATAATGGTGTGCCAGCAATAGTTTGTATAAATGGTGTTCCTCTACATATATATTCTACCTTTTTGAGCACCTTGGGTCTTAATTCTTCCGCTATGCTGCAAGATTGATGTGGATCTAAGTTGATCCAGTAGTCGTCATTATTTTTCTCATAATTGATATCATAAACATTAAAACTACGCATCCATTCAAATGGTGTTATTAAAGAGATTTTAGCTATTTCTTGTCCTCTAATGCCTGATGTGTTTCTAGTAAAAGCTCTTCTAATATTTAGAATATTATCTTTTTCTATTTTTTGTATTTCTTCTTGTATTTTTATTTCAATATTATTAGTATCTTCGGAAATAATATCTCCAATAATAGTATTATTATTAATTAGATTAATTTCAGCTGTTTGCTTGATACTTATTTCACTTAATAATCTTAATATATCTTCTTTTTCTTTATAAAGTACTCTTAAAGCATATTCCGTTCTTTTTTTATGAATGTTATAATTTGATAATGCTACTAAGTGTTTATTTATATAATTTAAGTTTCTAGATTCTAAGATTTGATTAGTTTGATTATCCACCCCTATGCTCTGTTCTAGACTAGGATATTCTCGTTGGTCTTCTAAAATATTTAGCCTAGCTATAAGATAATTATATGTTGTATCTGACATTTCTTGTCCAATAGGTTGGTCTGGACCTAGTCCCTCTCCATTTATTGGAGTTATAGTTTTTTTAATTTCCAAATCATCTTCTATACTGATATTACCAATTAATGGAATATTTTCTTTTTTAAGTTGATTATTCTTAATATAAAATAGAGAATATGTAGATTCAATATTGTTAAAAACATACTCTAATTTATTTTTTATGGCATCATCTAAATTAGTTTCTTGAACTATATAATTTTTTTGATTCATTATTTCTGGTATATCTATAATTTTATGTGGATATCCAATAGACTCCGATGAAATTATAATATTATTATTAATAGTAATTTTTGGTTTTTTAAATTTATCATTAATATGATTATTTAATATATTATCAAGCTTTTTAATATTATTATATGATGGAACTGTATTAAGTATATTTTTATTTCTAAAATTAGATCCGTTCCCATATGATCCTATACTATGTGTGGTCTTTAATATTTCTGGGGGATATTGTGTATTAATACTGTCTTTTTCAAAAGCATATTGATTTAATGGACTTTCTTTATTATCAAAAGATGACGATAGATCAAAAACAACAACAACATTATCTTGCGGACTTATAAAATCGACTCCAAGCATTGACCTATCCATTTTTAATACGCTATATGGTTTGTAGTCTTTATAGATTAGAGCTTTTGCTATAACTTTTCTAGTATATGTTGGCCCGGTAGCTCGTTGTAAAATAGGTTGCGGAGTATTGTCTTCTGTTGGTAATCCTGGCGTAGTTTCCGGACCGATTGGTTCTTCTATGATAGGATCTGGTTCCAGATTATTACCACTTACATCTACATTATCATTAAGAGAAAATATTTCATAGGGTATTTTACCATTTAAAATAATTATTTGGTTACCTGTTGCATTGACAGTAAAATTTGAAAAAATATTATTTGTACGATAAATATCTTGATTATTAAAAAGAATATTGTTATCAGAAATATAATCTAGATTACTATTTATTAACAATGGATTGCCTGTCAATAAGGTCCACTGATTATCTGTAACAGAATAGATTCCATTCTGGCATGATTCCGTAGCGTTAGATTCATCGTCTATCGAAAAAGAAACATCTACCAGATCATATGAGTTATAAGACGTATTATTATATGTTATCGGACCAACCAAAGAGACTGCGCTGCTACAAGGTAACGATAACGACTTAATATACTTATCGTCTATCAAATCCCTAATATCTGTTACAAAATCAAATGTAAATCTAGATAATATAGGAAATGAATTTTTATTTAATTTAATATATGTATATTGTTTTTGAGATAAAACAGGAGTATTGATATATTTAAATATCGAAGCCTCTGCTTTATACCAGAATACGCCATCTTTACTAAAATTAATTAATATTTTTTCTGGACTACCAAAAGGATATCTACTATAGTCTTGATGAAAAATATCATGCGAAATATCTTGTTGATATTCAGCTGCTCTAATACTACTAAAATATGCGACAAGAGCCCCATATGCACTATCCAAACCTGGGCCTGATCCAGCTATTCCGGCACCTATTCCGACCAGACCGGCTCCGCTCATGCCAGCCATTCCTGCTATAATTGTCATTATATTTAAAATTGCATTTGTTGGAAAATCAACAAGATAGCCCGGCGTCGGAGATCCTAATTGATCTAGTTTAGCGGATTGGCATAGACTATAGTCATAAAAAAATATATTAGGAGCATTAATATTACTAAATGGTAAAAGATGTTTATGATTCTTAAGATTTGCTATAAAACTATAGCCAGCATATTTAGGTTTATTAGAATAATCTATTAATGCTAATGCTTCATTATTTCCGTAGGTATGACACGAGCTTAAATTAGGCATTGTTGGTTTAATGACATCATTTACATGTAATAACAGATCCCAGCTACATAGAGCGTTATCAAATTGACTAGTATTAATTTTTCCAGCAAAGTCATAGGCGTTCGTAAACATCATAGAGCTGACATTATTGTTTAACGGAAACATATCGTCAGATTCGTCATATACCGTTATGTTCAAAGAAAAAGAAGTTTGACTATCGTATCTAGGTCTACCAACCGGTACGTTTACTCCTATGCAAGAAGAATTATGAAATAATGGCTTAGCCCTATATTTTGCAAAGCTATTATTGACTATATTTATTTTATTAGTAGTCATAATATTTTGATAAATAGCAGCCTGACGATCCGAATAATATATCGAGCTTGTTGTTGGTTTAATACTATCATTATTACCAATAATATATTGATTATTATATGGCGGAGCGGTTTGATTATCTATATCTATTTCGTCGAATACTGCATTGCCAGCGCCATATCGAAGACTGCTTTGAGATATCGAGCCAACACCAGACCCTTTTGTTGCAAAGCTCTTGTCATACAGAACACTGTATTTATTTGCATTATCCGAAAAAGTTAAGCTTAAATTCATACTATGATTTTGAATATATTCTTGATTTAACAAATATAACACTTGTGGTTTTAGTACATCTTCAAAAGCTTCATTTTCTATTTTAACAGGATCATAGACCGTATTCATTATGGTTAGTATACGAAGATAATCGTCAAAATCATCATTACCTAATGGAATAAAAGATAAACTGTTTTTAAAATTTACATTACCATCACCAGCCCTTGGTCTCCAATTATTAAATTTAGTATATCCATTACCCAATAGCCTATAAGGGCCATCCACAGTAGTTCCTACTGTTTGATCAATAAAAGTATTTGCTTCAGGTTTTATAGCAGACTCTAGAGGAAAACGAGGAGGATCCTTACACTTAGCATCACATATTCTAGCATACTCATCTGTACACGGACTTAAAGCTAATGATATGGCTATATCTTTTGTATTAACATAATTTAAAAAATTTAATTTTACTTCAAGATCTTGAATAGTAAAATCTAATACTCTTGGATTTCTTATACCTTTCCATTCTCCAGTAGGATCAGGGACTCCTTTGTAATAACCTCCTTCTGATTTTGATCCGTCTGGTTTTAAACAATTTGGTTGAGGCAGACCAGAGGAAATATCTCCTGTTTCTGGATCTATATTATCTCTCGGGGTTGTTAGAGTCCTAAAAAAGTTATTAACCTCATTAGGAATGGGACTAATTGGATATGCTGGTCCGGATTGAGTAAAAAGATAATTAAAACTATTATTCATAGTATCACTAGTAAAATTGAATTCATCCATAACCGGATTTGAATTAGAATTAATTCTTCTTTCTATTCTTTTGGGTACTCCTCCTCCCAATATTCTATATCCATGAGCATCATTTATGCCAGGTGTATTATTTGGATATTGATCTGTAGTGTCTCTATGTAGTTGATTCAGCCATTCCCATTCTGGTGGCACATCAGGTCTGCATGGTGTTATATTTATATTGCATGGCTGGGTATATGGTAAAAATTGAGCATCAGGAATTACGCCTAAATTAATTGTAGACTTACATATTTTAGGTAATATATACACAATATCATTTTCTACAATATATCCTTCATTATTCAAGTTTGTAATGCTTGGGCCGGTAAAACTAAATGAGTCTCTTGCGCCAGGATTAAATTTTAACACGCTAGATGTATTTCTAACATTGTTATAGTGGATACTATCGTGTGGAATCCATCCGCTTTGAGGATGAAAAACCCCTTTGTTGAAAGATAGATAACTAGAAGTTGATTCTGGTAAATAGTCCTCGAAACAATATTTCTTTTTACCAAAAGGGGCTTCTTCTCCAGGCTTATCGGCAGAATAATATAAGGGTCTGCCCGTAATAGCCGGAAAAGTTTGTTCTGGACCTATATGATCTGGAATCGTAGAAATATCTAGAGTATTAATTATATTTTGATCATAACCACCATAAGATTTAATTGGTGGACTATAATCTGTAGATATTGGAGGAAGAGTATAATAACGAAATATTTGTTCTAGACCATCTGCTTTACTAATACCCACAAGAGAGAAAGCGACTTCTGTTCCTCCAGCACCGCCTTTGATCCTATTCCAAACATTTCCATTACTATATAATTGTGGTAAATAGAAACTAAAACAATCAGCACACTTAGGATCATTATTAATTCTGGTATTTTCTAATATTATTTTATCTAATCTATATTTTGTATTATTTAAACTATATTCCAATATTAATGTGCTTGGATCAGATGATCCTTTATTATCAAACATGAATTGGAACATTGGTAAATTAACCAATAGTTGAGGTCTTTGCTTAATTTTTTTGATATACAAATTAGTATCTACTGGCCAACATAGTCCATTTGCATTCAAAGCAATTTTATTAAATTTTGGCACTATAATCCTTAAATTATCTTGATTAAGATAAATAGGCAGGCTCTCTTTTTGTTTAATATAAAATTCGTCCGATGGTTCTGGAACAAATATTTCTTCTGGGTCTGGATCTGGCGGTATTGCATTTTCATTGGTTCCAGCAGCTCGCCAATCTGCAATCACAGGAGCTGTAACATAAAAGGTTTTAATCTTTACAAAGGTACCATATGGTGTTTTTATAGTGCATTTTATTTGATATCTACCAGATTGGCTAGGCCAAACATATGCCTCTGTTGATCCAATAAAAACATCAGTAGATATATCATATCCCGATAAGTCTGTAAATCTTCCATTCGAAACCACTATTGCTGGGCCACTATTGGGAGAAATATACATTTTTATATGATCAATAAAAAATATGGGTGGTCCGCTAACCTGCTCCCATCTGCATTGAATATAGTCTTTTGCAATAATTTCCGATGGAACAAAAGGATCCTCTGCGTATCTATATGTATCTAACTCGAAATCGTCTGTAACAACATTAAACTTTATCAGCTCTGTAAAAAATTTAATAGATCTATTAAACTTAAATAAAACATTAAAAGGACTATTTTCTGATGAAGGATTAATATTTTCTGGATGATTAGGAATATTACAGGTTTTTTCCATTACAAGATTGATTTTATTTTTTCTACTATTTTTTATCTTTGGCATATATGCATTCATAGCATATAATGGTCTTGGCCGAGCGTAACCTCCTCCATCTTGCCCCAGCCCAACATCTGTTTGTGGCAATGGAGGACCAATAAAAGATACCTTAGATTCTTCTTCATTAAAATTTGTCCCAACAGTTAAGCCACCAATCTTAATATTTTGATTAGCAACAACATGGGTATTCTTAATATTTTTATCTACCAGATAGGCTCCTACTTGATTCACAACAATATTAGCGCCATGTCTCAATGGCTGTGTGCTATATATCGCGCTATTATTAGATAATTGTAATTTTAATCCATATTTTTGTATTATTTTTAATTTTAGATCATGTAAATTAAAGATTATATTAGTATTTAAAGTATTTTTTATATCGTCTATTAAACTTTTTGATTCTAAATACTGCACTGTTTTAATTAATGCATTTTGCAGATTAGTATCTAGTATATAGTTATTGCTAATGTCTCTAATTTTTTTATTTGATAGTCTACTAATAGAAAACTCATCTATATATGGACTTGTGGCTAAATATTTGGCTAAATTTTTATAGCATCTAGCGATATTAAGCTGTCTTTTTTCAAAATCTTTCGCATTATCTAATGTTATTCTATGATAACAAGCATTATAGACTTGATAAAGAGATGATGGGCAAAATGCTTTTGGTTCTAAATTTCTTCTACTTTCATCTAAATTTGTATAATAACTATATACATCTCCATTTGGTACCCATAATAAATATTTACTACCATTGATGATAATATCGGATTCTTGGTAAACAGTAGATGTTGTTTGAAAAGATCTATTTTCTGCACTATGATTATTAGTTATGGTAAATAATGGAGTGGTTCCACCACCCAAAGTATTTATTTTAACAAAATTATTATAAGGATTATTATCACTATAATTAAAAGCAATAGTATTACTGGTAAATCTATGAGATATTTTAGTATTATCTCCAAGCTCATATAATGTTTCGTTATCTATTTTAATAAAAATTCTACCATTAAATAATAATCTACTATTATTTGGAAAAGTGTCTATAGGCGACGGACTGGATAGCGGCGTTGGCAATTTTTTAAACCACAACAACAAACCTTTCACAGGAAAATGCGATGATAATGGATTATTTAATACCCAGTCAGCCACCATCTCTCCATTTTCAACATTCCAAAAATTAAATCTTGGATTTTTTAAAGACAAAAAATCTTGAATTCCTAAAAAGTTATAACTATTATTGTATCCAGAAATATATCCTAAATCAGATAGTAGTTTATAGGCACAATATTCTCTACTATTGTCAATATTAATAAATAGTGGTGTCCAAATATTATCTTCATGTGTTGTATTTGTAATCAACGAAGATATAGCATTAAAATTTAATATAGCATCCTTAACGGATGATTCGAAATCGATCATGTCCTCTAAAAAACTTTTGTTATAAACTATACAGTTATTCATGGTCTAGCAGACGAAAGTGTCCATTTTCCATTGATAAAAATAAAAATTCCTTTGGTCCCAACAGATGCTGATAGTCCTAATGGATTGGAATAAGATATAACAAAAACTGGTGCTTGTCCAGCTCTTCTTCCAGATACATAATGTGCTTCTATTCTTGCTTGATTACCTGTTCCTATTGTTCCTATTGCTGTCACAGACGGTTTCCCTATAGGCTCATAAAAACCACTAAATCTGTCGTATCTGCACAATAGCTTGGTTCCTCTTGGTGCGGTATAGCCCGTTTTATCTATAACATATACTAATCTTCTATATCCATTTTGCACAGGTTCTTTATTATATTCTATATCATCAATAAAAGCTCTTGTAGAATATGTACTATCATAATCGTCTTCTTTAATCATGTCGCTTTCCAATGTAACATAAATATTTCTATATGGACATTTATTTTCTGTTTTATTTTCTAAAAATTCTTGTAGTGTTGATATGTCTGTTCTATTAGTTACTATAAATGGCGGCAAAATCTCTTCTTTGCAGCCTCCGCCACTAGCATCCCATACTCTTCTCTCATTATCCCATCTAACATCGATTGGACCAACAGGCCAAAGATCAGGCCTTTCTGCCCAATTAAGATAGAATTTTTTAGATGGTTTATTTTTTTTGGTCCATTTTCCATTTCCAGTATTTATACCATTTCCGGTGCCTTTCCATTCGTATCTTGTTGTAATTATATCTCCTAATGGAGCAGTGTCTCCGGTTGATACTTCGTATTTACCAAATATTTCTAAATTATTCGAACCAAACTTATTATTTCCAGTATCGGAAACAAGCTGAAATCTCAACTGTCTTCCTTTATCGTCTATGCTATATGGCATATCATAAGCATTTGGTATAGGATATCCATCGGTGTCGAATCCCCAACCATGCATCATTAATGGGCCTCTCAAAGCTAAAAATCTTTGATTGAGCAACACATTAATATTTTCTAGTTCTTTGACTTTAGTATCAAATCTAGAAAAATCAGGATTATGTCCATTTCTATAAGTGTTAATATTGGTATTTATATAAAAACTTTCTTCGGTAGGATTGTATTCTCCTCTACTAATAGCTCCGATAGAATGTCTACATCGATCAATACCAGAAGCGTATGGATTTCTAAATTCTCCAGACGAAACAACTATTGGATTTAAACTATATAAATTAATATCCGGTAATCCTGTTTCGCTATCTGGAAATTTATCATTTTTCTTAATATATATCTTTGCTCTACTACAAACAGGGCAGGGAATTTGTATATCTGCTGGTGTTTTATTATCATAAAATGTAGTTGTTAATGATTCTCCAGCATTAGTATGATAGTCAATATAAGGTATTGTCACATATCTTTTATTATAGCAATACGGGCATGTTGTATCTGTATTACCTCCTCCTACTGGAACGCCACTACCACCTACATATGTACTAATATTAAACGTTCTATTTCCTTGTGTTGGATAAAAAGACACTGGGGACATTAGTCCATCCAAACTCATAGCCGCTTTAGTATTATATTGTTGTAATAATTCAGCTCCTACCTCCTTTCCCATTACGGCACCGACCCATGAATACATTCTTTTTTGACTTAAAAATCGCTTTCGATCTTCAATAGTGTTTCCAATTGGCAAAGGATTGTCTCCAGCATCTTTAATCAAATTAGTATTAATATTTGTCCACCAAACTGGATTCTTTAAACTACTAGTATTTTGTCCAACAAAAATCTCTATTGGACTTTCTCCATATAAGTCTGTCTTAAATTTATCGATACCAAACGGAGCCCTACCAGTTCTCGCTTCTTTTAAGATTTTTAGTCTTTGTGTTTCGATTTTTGATGTAAGATTATTTTGTATATTAGCTATGGCTTTTTGTAATTTATTAGTATCGTTATTTGCTTCTCTAATAGCATCAGCATATGTTTTACTATATAGACCTGTTCTGGGATTATATGTTTGAAACTGATATGTTGTAGTAACACCATCAACACCTACTTGTATGCTGATATTAGATATTAATGGACCATTAAAGGATACTCCTCTATGATCTATTCTTAAACAATCATAAGTTATTTCTCTATATCCATTTCTTTTAGTATCAAAAAAAGTATTTGGGACATATCTAGTTCTATAGTTTTCATTATCAAATCTATATTGTCCTGCTGGTAAAGTAGAGTTTGGATTATCAAAAAAGATTCCTCCTAAACCAAATATTGGTGGGCCTAAAATTGATACAGATCCTTTCTCTAAAATTGTTTGATAATTAACATCAGCATTTAGTCTATATCCAACAGCACGATCCAAGGCACTGACTGAACCATATTTCCATGGCACTAAATTTTCATCGTATTCTACTTTAGCATTATGAATTAAATTATTGATATATGGCTGCGCAATAAAATTATCAGCATAATTTGTCCAAGGACCATAGCAAAATTGATTACTTTTTAAGGGTATGGCAAAAAAGTAAGGATGGGCAGCTCTTGGGGCCATTCTCGCATGATCAACACTAGGATTAGCTTTTGATCCTGTGGTTACTAAATACCTAGGATCTATTTCTGGCACAATATATTGTTTTAAATATCTAATATAATCTACTTCTGTTTTTAAAACACGCATATCGTCTAATATTTGTTCAGCACGTTGATTATCTCCACTTTCTAATGCCTCGTTTCTATTTTCTCTAAGTTCATTAAGTCTATTTTTTACATGTATATAGATACTACTATCTTCAATAGCTATATTTGCAATAATAGATAAACCGGGATCTTTTACATATGCTAAACTACTATCAAAGACCTCTAGTTTATCAACAGTCATGATCGCTCTAGGATCAGTAAGATTAATAATATTTCCGTAAATAATTTTATCTCTATTAGCTTTTATAAATAATTTAGATGATCTTGGTGATTGTCGTCCAAATGGCTCTTTTTTGGACGATACTGGAACAATAATATAATCAGCATCGGACCCTCCGCCTAAATTAGATATATCCAGCGAATGAACACCAAAAGTAAGTAAAGACATATTCAGTATCGACTGTTGAGCCTGGTCGATGATTGATGGCCACTGATCAGCTAAGTCCCCCAATCCTGTAACAGTTGGATCTTCTAAATATTCCTGAATACTTTTATTAATACTGGCCCACATATTATTCCAAATAATCTGTATTCTAGCTCTATCTAAACCGCTAATACAGTTAATAGTTGTTCCAAATTCTCTAATTTGTTTCTGAGCTTCTAATTCTCTATTATGTTTTTTTACTATATCATTTAATATTGTTCGTATTCTGTTTTCGGCTTGTATTTGGGGAACACTACCTAGTTCAGCATCTGACTGATCTAAATTATCTATAATATCATCAATCTCATTAGCAGCTTCACTTAGGCTATCAAGCATTTGTTGCCCAATACTATTGTCTCCTTCTCCAAATAATCTTTTTATTCTTTCTTGAGCATCTAATTGACACCACCTTTGTCTAACATCGTCTATATTTAAACTATTATTATAACCAGCTATTGGCTCTATCAGATTATTATCATCAGTAAAAATTTTTGATGCATTCGTACCAATCATTATACAATCATCTATAAAGTTGCCTGGTTCTTCCCAAGCTCCTTCAGCTAATTCATAATTTCCAAAAATCTTATTACTACCAGCATACACTGCTACGCTACTATATACTCCCGGTATTCTGATACTGGCATATTGGGAATCTCTATACAATATCATATCTGGTAGCTTAACCATATATTGCTTACCATAGTATTTATCTGCTAAACTTTTAATAAATTCACAAACTACTTGTAAATCTTTAATAAAATTATGATTTAAATATAAATTCCAGTTTATATTCATATTTGTTTTTATATTATCACCAGGTATTGAATTAACACCTTCATGATTTATATTTCTCTCTCCAACACCACCACCTCTTTTTAATCCAGGCTCTTGTATATCATTATCATTAATACTATAATATGTTGTAAGATCCTCATTAGCGAATAATTCACCTTTAAGTTGATAAGCTGAAACCAACATCATAAATAAATCAGGTTTACTATATTTACTTTTTCCTAAGCAATATGCCAAATAGCTGGGAAAACCTACTTGGGCTGCTCTCATCTCACTTTCTGTAACAGTAAATCCTGGTTTATTATAAAAATATCTTCTTTTTGGATCTGTTCCTAAAGGTTGCCAAGATCCTTCGGCAGCATTTCCTTCTTCTGCTGGATTTGGTGGCTGGCTTGATCCCGCAGTTGTGCCGCCCGCACCAGCTCCAACTTCTCCCCTATCTATTCCAGGGCCCATAACATCCATAGTTGATCGATTTTTATCAAATATACTACTATCATATAAAGGTAATGGTTCCCCTATATTTAATTGAGGTAGTTCATGCATATAAAAACTAACAACTATTTGATTTGTCCATATATCAAGATGTACTGGTCGTATACTTCTAAATTCATTAGCATCATCAGCTGGTGGTAATTGCTCTTCTAGAGTTCTGCCAAAATATGGACATATCCAATCATTATGTAAATTCAGATATCTACTAGCAGGAGCATCAAAACCAGTAACTGGTACAAAACCTCCATCGCTAAAATCTGGAATTTCATCCATAGTTGGGTCTGTGGTTACCTGATTACCTCCAGGTTGAGTAGGATTATTAAGACATCCATCTGGTTTTGATAAGTTATCTCCATAGTCTCTTACTGGACAAGTTGTTGGTACATAATACACGCAATCAGTATCAACATATTGTGTTTCATTATTAAATATTGTTGGAGTATTAGGAACACAAGGTACATTCGGTTGACTAGGCTGCACATCCTTATTTAGATCATCTTCTCTAACAATATAACTTTTATACTCAGATAAATAAATATTACTATTTTTATAATTTCCTTTTATAATTTCTTCACTTCGTCCTATAGCGCTAACTTCAATATCTTTCCACTGACTATCTAGGCTGGTGAATCTAGTATCTCTTTCAGTGTCGTTAGTATTTATTCTATCTCCTATATACGGACCCAAACTTAAAGTTGAAATGTATGGATGGCGTGTTGACATAACATCAGGAACTCGTGCTTTATTAGATGGTCTATTTAAAGTAATAAATTTTTTAATAACAGGATTATAAACATAATTAGTTTGAGCATATGGGAGTCTATAGTTCTTAACCTGTAATAATCTTTGTTGAGGTCCGCCTATAATAAATTTATGAGTTATATTTGGATTAACATCTTGTCCAAAATTACTATTAGATATAGAAAATCTCTGATTTTCTAAATTTGTAACGATGGAGCGAATATTATTCGGTGATCTATATGTGGTTCTATCAACAGTCATTACTTTAATTGCAAATTGATATAAAGTATTATTGACTATAGATGGTATAACTTTAATGGTATAGTCTGTTCCATTTGCTGTTGTTAATTCTTGTAATAATGACGATATGCTTTGTGAAGAATTATCTATTCTATAATCGGATATAAGTCCTCCAATATCTGATAAGTCAAGACTAAAACTATTATATAGTGGTGGAGGATTATTTATAACATTTCTATTAGTTCCTATCGTTGGTGTTATAATACCAAATGATTTAATATCTTGAATATTACCATTAATATCTGCCATGGATTTTGTTAGTATTCGTCCAAATGGAGAAAAAGCAGCATCTCTTTCTAGTCTGGTATGAGCAGATGTCAGGGCTGCTAGCGCAGATAATACATCTGTTGCTCTTAGTCCATTATCATTTCGATTAGATCCACCAAAAAAGTCTATTCCAAAACTTTCTAAAAATCCATATACATTAAAAATATTTGGAATATTTCCTTGACTTAATAATCCATTATAATTAAAATTATTTAAATTAATATCATTAACTGGAGTTCCTTTACCAGCTCCCTGCGCCCCAAAGATAGATCCTCCATAAGGATCCAATATTATCCAACAGTTATCTAATAAATTTTCAAAACCTTCTATTGTAACACTATATGTTATTCCTCCTGGCCTGTTATTTCTTTCCCAGTTTTTAACTAATCCTATAAATTCAAAATTATCAAATTTAAAATATACCGGAGTATTAATAATATCATAAGTCCATAAACCATTGGCACCAGGAGTATTAAAAGGTTGTCCATTATGGCCAGCACTTAAAGATATGAATCCGCCTGGCTGTACTTTGGTGCCTGTTGCAAAGAATCCTGGATCTCCATGCATCCAATATTTGGAAATAAATCTATTATTTATCCATTCATAATATATTTTACCAGGAATATTTCTTTCTTTTGGCGGATCGGGAGTGCCATCCTGTTTAGTTCTGTTAGGATTATAAGGATTTCCTAATTCATCCACATAACAATCGTCACCAGAGCATTCATAGTAATGATTAGGCGAATAAGATAAACTACTATTATAGTGTGAAATATTATAAAAATCTTGACCTAAACTTCTATTTCCATTATGCCCACTAGGCAATGGAGATATTTGAGGTTCGCCTGGTAAAGGAGCTGACGACTCGTCATGAAGATGTCCATAGTCCGCTGGTTGATTTTGATAAAATTTTCTAAAAGGAACTTTACCAAAAGGTTGAATATCTTCTATTAATTCTACTGTAAGACTACTTGCGTTTCCACCCCAACCTATGTTGCTACTATAACTAATAACACTAGCTCCTAAAAACAGTGTTTGTCCTACAACCTTCATTTTAATGGTCCCTAAAATCTCTTGTTATTGAAAGTTGCTGATATGTCCAGCTAACATTTCTAGAATACTTTCCAGCAGTAGGATTCCATGTTTCACCATCCTGAGATGTATACACCAAACCCTCGGTCTGTATTGGTTCATTAGTCAAGAAATTACTTGGAGAATATGGTCTATGTGCCTCTATAATTTTTTCGATAGTTTGAAAAAGATAGCCGCTTTTGTGCATCGGACATTCTGGACTATTGATAGATAATTGATTAATTCCTGTTATTGGCATTATTCCTATTTCTATACTAATTGTTTTTTTAGGCAAAGATCTTCCGGTTCTTTGTATTATTGGACCCAAAGCTCTACCTATAATATTTAATTCTGTGGTACTATCTATAGGATTATCATAATTAACACTAATATTTTCGCTAATTACACCACTAATAATTGTTAATCGACTACTATATTCATAACTATAATTAATCGTTCCTTTCCTCGGATCGTGTCCTTCGCTTGTATTTACGGGAATTGTACTTAATAATGTTTCTTGACTATATATAGGATTATTAGGAACTGTTGGAGGATTTGTAGGATAAGATGGAGTATAGGTCATTGTTCTATCTGGACTATTAACAGCTAGACACGCTCTCCTATAAAGCATCGGTTTAATATGTTCTAGCCAAGCATTACGAGCATTATCATATTTTGTACCAGATATAGACTGTGGCGTTAAAGCAGAGGTTGGTTGTCCAAAAGTGGGGGTGGTCATATCTAGAGAACTATAGGCGGTTCCATAATTTTGTCCATTAACAGCATAGTTATCTAGTCTTAGTGCAGAATTTATATCTCCACCGTTGCCAGTGCCGCTAACTAAAACGCCACTATTTGTCATTAATCCGTGATCTGATATTACTAAGCCCACTATGGTACCAGCTACCCTTACTGTTCTAATATAATCTTCTCCAGTAGATGTTTCCAAAGTATAAGTTTCGGTATATGGGATACCGCTTGGCATTGCCAGCCAAGTATCATTAATCTCGTATGTACCATTATATATATCAATATTAATTGTTCTATTATGATTAAAAGCAAATAAATTTTGATCAAAAGGATTTTTAAAATATGGAGAACTATTATTTGTTATATCCGATGTTTGAAAACTCTTTTTTGCCATATTCTCAACCCATGTTTTGGCAAAAACATAAGGTTTTGTATTTTCATCATATAGATTCGATCTAGATATTTTCCCGGCCGGATCATTTGGTCTAACAGATCCTTTGGCGGACAGTCTTCTAGTTATACGAAACTGCGGAATATTAGTAACTCGCAAAGAATTTGTTTCTGATGATGGTCCTCCGGGAGTGCTGAACGAATTTGCCCCGGCTCCTTGTGGTCTGTTAAGCTTAGGATTACTATACTCGTATTTTCCTGTAACAGATCTGGTGAAATTTGTGTATGTGCTGTCGTCTAAAGGTTCGATATTCCATGTGTCCTGTCTTTCTGTAACAAATGCTTCTATTGCATCATCGCCACTTCCGCTCCACAATCTTTCTGATCCTTCCAAAGTAATTGTATAGTCCGCAGTTTGCGCCCAATTATCTTCTGTATTATTAATTTGTATATCTCGTGCTCTTAATCCACTTATTTCATGTAATATTGAAGAGCCGCACTTAAATTTCAGAACACCATACGGTTCGTCTGTAAAAATTTTTCTCAATCCACTAACACCAGCTATAATACCACTAAATCCTGGCATTGCTTTATTAGTATCTACACCACCAATATTTTGACCTTCTGGCCATCTAAGAATTTTACCAATAAGAGTTACATTTGTTGTTACGCTTTCGGCTAGATCATTACCATTATTATTAAAACTATAACTAATATCAACAACAGGAACTGGTCCAGTTATACTATGAATATCAATTCCATTATAATTTATTACTATCCTAGGTGTATTCCCAACACTCTGAGTAGTAAAATTATCTTGTTGTAAATTTAATTGATTGTATACCATATTTTATATTAAATATTTTTTTGTGTCCAAGAAATTCCACTATCATTACTAATATATGCTTGTCCATTCATACTATTACTGTTGGTGTGGGAGTAGGTATAGGAGGATCACAACTATTATAATCTGGACACTTAATAAAATTACTATAAGTTAAACTATTATTTTCATTAATATCAAAAACATTAACCTCTAACAATAGATTACTAATTCTCGTATCTTTGGTGAGTAAAACAAAAATATTTTTAACAGAACTAGCTGCTCTAAAATTAAAAGAATATTTATCTAAATTAGCATTATATTGATTTTGAGCATAGTGTATTTTATAGATTACAAGATACTCATGACATATTAATAAATTATTTAATTGAATCGGAATAATATCTGTAGAAACAAAAATATCTGTCATATCTTAGTCCTTAGTTGGTCAATCACACGAATCACTTCTGCAAGCTAATCCAACAGTGTCATGAACCTTTATATTTGTATTTGTATGAATCAGTTCAACAGTTAATAAAGTTTGAGCATAATCAGTAAGATTGGTACTCATTATAGTATTTATTTTTCCATATCCGCCACTCCCAAAATAAATCTCCCCACTACTTGGGCTAAATGTTAAAAACTGTGTGCCGCTAGAAGGAATACTATCAAAATTATAAGTATATTTTTCTCCAGGAATAGCATTACTAACATTAACGCTCATAAATTTTTGACCTTGACAACATCCTGGTTCTAGCGTTATTAATGGAGATCCACTAAAAACAATATTAGCGTATCTAACACACGGTAGACAATTATCGCATTCTATAGCGGTCTCTTTACTAGTTGCTAAATCACCACACTCCGATAGTATACTCAATGTCAAGTTCGTATGAAGTTTTTTATTATTAAGATCTTTTTCAGCCATACTATCAAGAGTATATGGTAATAAATTCGATGTTCCGCTGGGACAATTTCCGGAAGGATAGCAAAACATTAATTTGCTAACTATAGTTTCTGTTCCATCTTGTGACGCAATAAATGATCCACTAATGGGTTTTAATATGCTAGGCCAATTACTATCATTACATGTAAAACTATAATTATATTTCGCATTAGGTAATAATCCACTAGCTATCCCAGTAATACTAACTATATTAGATGACGTTAAAGTAATTTTACTAGGAATAGTTTCGCAGTTTTGACTGCCACATCCAGAAATATCAACACCCATTTGATAAACGCATCCCGAGCATTTAACAAGTTGAACCGGAGATTGAATAATTGACCCATCTCCCAAACTAGTGACTTTGGCAGATATATTCGTGAATACTTCGTCTGTTTGATACCCACAAGTTAATAGATCATAATCTAAATAGTTTTGATTGTGAGATGATCCTGTTGTGGGTAAAAATATAATAGTAGTATCTATATTTCTAGTTTTACTTGTTGCTGTAAAAGAACCGCTAGGAGGCAACGCTATAACGGGCCAATTCCCACCAAGTCCGACTATATCGTATCTATAATCTTCTCTTTTTATTAATCCACTAACTGGAATAGATAGATTAAAGTTATTATTTTTTTTCATAATTAAAAACCTTATAAGCAATCATTACAATATATTGTTAGTGGCGTGCTATATACACTACTGCTGTTTTGAAATAAATAATATGGCTCCGTACATGTGTTTGGGGTAATTTTTAGAACAAAAGATGTGTAATAAGATTCTATAAATTTTGGATCAACAGTATAATCTAAAACAGAAGAATCCGTAGATGGACAAAGACCAGTTGTTGGACAGAATGTTAGTCTTGATGTTAGTGTAAAGTCTTCATTTGGCCTGTAAGAAGTTATAACTCCACTAATTGGTGTTATAAACATAGCTGGCCAATTGCCACCAATACCAACATATTCATAAGTATAATTTTGTGTCGGTTCCAAATTAGATATTACAGAAGAAACATTGACAGTGTTTGTGGATGTAAGATCTATAGATGGACTATATTGTTGTAAATTAATGCGTACTCTTGGTAAGCAGTCTTTGCACTCCATTGTGATAGGATTGCTCTTAACAGTTATACCACTAAAAGATACTGGTTTTATTTCTAATTCGAATGTACTATATAAATCTATCTCATTAAAGTTAGGACATCTATTTTTAATATTGCCCATAATTATATCTGGATCAATTACACAAGAACAACAGGAACCAGAAGTTGCACAAAAAGATAAAACTGAACTTAATTTAGCCTTATCTGTTGATGGCCTAATTATTCCGGATATTGGCGATATGGTAATTGGCCAATTTGCAGATAAGCCCTTGTACTCATACGAATATGTTTCATATTGTTGAAGTTGTCCTATTTCTGGTTTTATTACAATACTATTACCAGAATTAGCTGAAAGAGAAATATTATTTATTCCTGTTATAATTGGAGCTAGACTATTATCAGTGAATCCTGCTACGGCATCTCCTAATATGGGAACAATTATAGGTAGACTATCCAAATTTCTTACTATAACATAATAAGATTCTTTTGAATCTAATTGTGTAAGAGTTGAGTCAGGGTGTGGTTGATAACCGATATTATTATTTCCAAGAGAATCTGTTAAAGAAACCCTACGAGTCCAAAATACTGGAATATTATCATTTATATTTTGACTACCATATATGGAGTCTATAGATTGTATAAATGTGTTATATTGTGATAACAATATTGGATTATTGCTAAATTCCTCTGGAATTTCCATTAGGTTTAATGGTTCAGATCCAGCGTATGTAAAAATATAAAATTGATTATTAATAATCATATAAATTAATATCTTAAAAGTAATTTAATTATAAGTAATATACACCTAAGTCATCTACGAAATATTTACTAAGCAAATAGAGGAGTTGATTACTCTACCAACACCATATATATCAGCAACAGAGGGAATTGGAGCGGCTGTATTTTTGTCTACTATAACACTAATATTTTTTAAGGGTAAAAAGACCTCAATATCATCATCCAATAGATCTAATCTAACAAATTTCACAATAACTTGTTCGTCATAAGTTTGCGTCCAGTTATTTGATTTATTTAGAATAGTATAATTATTTTGTATAATTTTATTAATTAATTGTTCACTATTTGCACATGTCAAAGACCTGGAAAAAATATAAGTTCCAGAATAATTATTTAACGAAACATTTAAATTTTCTGATAATTCAATATCAGTCGAACTACCCTGAATAAAGCTTCGAATTGACACTGTTTTGTCTTCCGGTATTCCAGGCCCTTTAACAATCATTCCAGATAATAAAGAAGCAGTAGCATTAGCATCATTCATTCTGAGAATAGACCCACCATTAGGACCAACGCCTTCTGATGTTGTCCAACTCAACAGTCTTCCTTTGAAACTAAATTCTGAAACTGGAGAACATATAACTAAAATATAATCATTATAAATAATATTATTATATTGATCTTTAATAACACTTTGAATCAATGACTGTGTTTCAAAATTATGATTAGCTTTTATTTTAATATTAACAGTTGGTGAGAAATTTTTGTTTTTTATTATTGTATATGCGGGATTTTCCGGAATAAATGAAACAGTCGGTGGGGATAATGTTGGTAAAACTGATGAAACTTTAAAATCAATAATATAAATGTCTTTATTTGGCAAAGATTGCGGTACTTGTGGAAATACTAGCAATATACCAGACTCACCATCTGATAAACTAAAATTCTTTATATTTATCATAGTGATGCTTCCAAACATTTAAGTGTGATTATTTGTTCAGTAATAGTTGTTAGATTAGAATCACTAACTATAAATTTGAACATACTAATATTATTATAGTTTGTATTTTTTATAGAAAAATTAATAGGAATAACAGCTTTCCTAATATTTCTTGTGATTCCATCGACAGTTTCTGTATATGTTTCAAATCTTGGATCAGAGATAGATATTAATTCTGATCCAGAATTTTGTGTTAGTTCTATAAAATCAAAATTATAAATAAAAGGTTCTATTTTTAATTTATCTACTTTAACAATTATGTTATCTCCAGCACAACAAAATTTATCTATATTAGATATATTAGTATTATTATATTCAAATGATATAATTGGTAAAGGTTCAAAACATATTTTTTGTCCTATCCATTCCATAATTGAACCATCCACTAATTTTGTATATAATTTACCTGTTTTACTGTTTATAACTAATTCTCCAACAGCTATTTGATCTGGTGCTGGAAAACCTGTTCCGGTTTCATCTCTTTTAAGTTGAAGTCTCATATGCTACACACTCCTGTGAATAAAATAACACCAAAATCCCAATTACCTAAGATATCTTCTGCTTCTTGTATTTCTTCTGCTGTTTGAGTATTATTATCAATAACAGCCTCACCTTCTTCTGGATCAATTTCAATTATGGTCAAGCCAGAAGAATATAAAAATGAATATGCGCTAGGCCCGCTGGTATTCCATGCACTAATTCTATATAAATAATCTTTTCTACTAGATAAGCCTGTTATAGTCTCGTCGGTATCTGTGATAAAATTATTTCCAGATGGTAAATTATAATAGTACCAAGTATTACCATAATCTTCTGATTCTTCTATCACATAACCAGAAAACGCTGCTTCTCCACCAAGTCCTAATTGGGCGCTATCGCCCCAAGATAAATTAATTTGAGAAATATTAGTATCTATAACTTCTCTAGTTCCAGATAGTGATATGGGAGAAGTTGGTACGGTTGTATTTGTTACAAATATTGATGTGGCTTCGGAATAAGATCCGATACCAACTTTATTTTGAGCAGCTACTCTGAAAATAATATTGCTACCAACACTTTTGATAGTACAAGATTGTTGATTGGATATTCCTCTATCAATATAGGCCGTGCTGTTTGGGGCTGTATCCTGAGCGTTAGTCCAAGTTGATCCATCGTCTAATGAAAATTGAATATAATATTTAATAATACTACTATTTCCATCGTTTGTTGGAGCATCCCACTGAATTGAATATTCGTAATTACCGGCACCGGCATTGTAATGACCAACAGACCCTCTAACATTCAATGGTCTAGATGGTACCGTTGGATTGGTTCTTGGTGTTCTAGATACAATTTTTCCATTACTATCTATAGTTAATAAAGCATTAGCAATATATTTTCCTGTATTATCTTGAGATGGTGCAGGTTTTAAATATATGTCTTCTGTCGTTATTGTTGTAGAATATGTGTGTCCACTTATTGTTAAATCTGCATATGTAGATAATGTAGAATTTCCACTTGGTATACTAGATAAAATATATGATCCACTAGTATTTATACTAATTTTAGCTTTATCATCAAAACTCCATCCAGATGGAATAGTTTTATTTCTATCTAAATATCTACTAAATACAACACCAGATGGAGATCCTATAACAGAATTTTCGATATTAGCGTCTACTTTAAAAGCTGGTTCTAAACCTTTAGGAATATAATTTTCATTTAGTTCATATATATCACTAACATAATTATTATATGGAATAGTTTTTTTGCCATAAATTAAGAAATCAATATTTTCTCCAAGCATATTGAATGAAGTAAAAATATTTGGTCTTATACTAATATTATTAGATGTTGATGGTTTAAAAGTTAAATTTGTAGCATCTGGACACAATAGTGGATCTATAGCATCCGGAGACAACTGCATAGGTAAATAGCCACCTTTCGTAACAGAAAAAGCAAATCCATTCTGATCTAAGAATGTGCTTTGTAATAATGGATCAGATGGACACATGTGTACTATTAAAACAGGAACAGGTGTTGGGGACTGTCCGACGCCAACGGTTTCCATAGGGTCAAAAATTTCTGTTGACTCAAAAATATCTGTAAAGTCATACGGACCTATAACCAAGCCAGTCGGAACAGATTCTGCAAATGGAGAAATATCAGTGGTGGCGAATTTACTAAAAACATATTGTCTTTCTTCTCCATCCCCACCCAAATTTTCTAATCTTATAGTATCCAAACCGTCACCGAACTCCTTAATTATCTGCTCTATACTTGTGACAGCTGGATATGGAGACCATGTTCTATCAGATAAATAAAATGCTATTCTATTATTAGATAAAAATGATACCGGTCTTCTTGGAAATCTAATCCACGATAAACCAACATCTTCTAATCCCTCATATGGGACTTGTGAATCATAATTTTCCCTTAGATATGTTGCTGGTTTCCACTGAGCAACATTACCAGAACCATTGTGAGTTAATATATATCCTTTATAAGATTCAAGATCATTATTTGGTCCTAACACAATACCACTATTAGCCTTTATAGCAACATTTGTGCTTATGCTAGCAGGAAAAAGAATTTCTCCTTCAGCATCTGTTGATTCGGGCACTAAGTTGATATAGTCAAATGTGGCAATTTTTCTAGTTGTGGGGACGACAACACCATCTTGTATAAATTGAGGAACAAGATATAATAGCGATCCAGGGGAACCTCCTGGAAAAGATAGAAAATTACCAGTATTATATACAATATAATCAGTAGTTATTAGTGTTGAGTCATCCTTTTTAATCACTATTCCACTATTAACGCCAGAATAAAATGGAATAATACCTCCGGTAGCATTAATTTTACCAAAATTTTCTGCTAAAATAGTACTTGCTCTAATACCGCTTGTATCTACAAAAGATTTACTAATTAACTTTATACCGCTATTAGCTGCTAAGAACATACTACCACTAGCTGCTAAGCTAACATGATTGCTACTTAATAGATTATAATATACTCCATCTATTTTATTATTTCCTGTTTGAATATTAACACCAGGCCAATTACGTGGATTTAGAATATTATACCATAACATATTTAATTCCTATTAATAAAAATAAGGACCTATAAATATACCGCTTGGTCTACACCAGTACGGAATATTATTTGTCTCTATAAGTAGTGGGTCTTCACAATCTAATGATTCTCCATTACCATTTGGTGGATAGGGAGGCTCTGTTTCACCATATACTCCATCTTTTCTAACAGAAGCTGTTGAGTTTGACCAATACACATTGCTGTTAGATCCACCTGTTTCATTTTGTTGTGGTGGTGGATCTCCATCTACAATTGTTTGTCCACTAATAGTTTCTTCAGTTGGTACTTCTGGCTCAAATCCAATATCGCTCAGTGAAGAAGCAATTGTTCCGTCTCTCACTATAAGTTTATCAACAACTAGCCAACCACTTACTGTTAGATCCGCCAAAAGTTGTTTGGGAACAACTGTTGAGTTAGTATTTTGAGATTGAGTAGTAGTTATCTTTTCTGTTGCAACAATATATGGAGTGTCTGTATTTATGGTCACAACCGGTTTGCCAGAAACAAGTACGGCTGGTACTGGTTGAAAATATGCTGCTTTATGCCACTGATGAATATTGGGTAAGAAATACTTCTTATTACTATTATGTGTTATTAAATAACTATTATTTTCTCTTAGTAAACTATATGCACCATCGTCCAAAATTTCATCAATTAATTTATCAGCAAAATCTATACCAGAAGGAGTTCCGTTATGTAGCCAATTAACAAATTTTATAGCATTAATATAACTAATAAAATTTACTGGCTTATTAGCCATGTTCAATTTTGTAGTATAAGAATATGAAGAACCATTAGTATTTCTAAGTATACCGCCGCTATCTTCAGTATCCATCCTAGTATCATACAATCCACTACTAGTATAATTTATTCCTGTGGCAACAGCATTAAGATATCTAGCATATTGAGCATTAGTTGTTTCGTATGTACTAATTCTATAGTTTCTATCAACATATCCTAAATTGAATATATTTTCTGTGTCATACGATTCTTCAGATGACCTAAGATATAGACTATCTGTGTCCGCAATGTTATATGCGTCGTTAATTGTTTGAAAACTAAAATTTAGAATAGATCCTATTGGTGAACTATCTGTTATATTGGATACGCTGGCGATTCTAAATCCTATATGATTATACCCACTAGTTATAACTGCGGGTTCAATACTTTTTAGATATATTGCATCATGTGTTTCTGTTGATCCACCAGCAGCATATTGAATAGAATTATTAGAATCAATAGGATCTGGCTCTAGCCACTCTGCAACGTTTCCATTTTGGTCATATGTTCCATAATGACTACTAATACCATTGGTTCCAACAGATGATACTATACCACTAAAAACATTATTACTACTATTATATTTAAAATTAGCAGAACTAAAGTTATTATTTATTCCGCTACCACCAATATTAACTGGTATGGATGCTATTGTATTATTTTCAGTAGCATAATTATAATATGTTCCAGATATTTGTGTTTTTGAGCCAACATTAGCATATACTTTAAAAGCCGGTATGGTATCCGTACCATATATACTAAAATCAATATTTTTTTGTGCTGTATTAAAAATTGTTTCAAAATTAGGTCTAATACTAAGCCTAATAGATGTTGAGTCGGAATCTATATCTGTGGTACTCTTTTGTATTGTTAAATAGCCACCCTTTGATATGGAAAAAACTGATAAGCTATCGACACTATTACTTGTTACATTTTGATTTAGAATTAATTCTGAGATACTATTTTGATCCATTACCATATCGGTAATAGTTCTATATATAGTATTATTTCCATTAATAATTTCTACTTGATCGCCAATACTAAATTCTTCTGATGGAATACTATCATCAAAAATTACTTGTTTTAAACATATTGTGCATGATCTGCGTTGATATTTGTTCCACACAATATCTTTTTCTGTCAAGAAATAGTCGTCTGTATCATAAACGCCAACAACATTATTGTTGCTGTCTGTGGTTAAAAATTTATTACCAGAAATATTATTAAAAATTAAACCATTATTTCCACTATTTACAGATATGCCATTTATTGGTACTATTGTTTTATTATTAGATAATGCCAATATACTACTAGCAGCAATATTAGGTAGTGTTATTGTGCTTGCAGATATATTACTAGCTGATAAAATTCCATTTGAAGTTATTGATCCTGATCCCAAAAATAATGTATTGAAATTTGTGGTTATACTATTATTATTACACACTATATTTGCATTATTGGTTCCTATCGTGACAGAAGATAATCCGAGCGCGCTGATATTCGAACCAGACAATGCGACATTTCCATTATTGCTGATATTAAGTTGTTTACTATTATCATATCCTATATTAATATTACTTAAATCTCCAGAAACTATATTTTGTTGATTATTTCCGGAAGCAATACTTAATACTAAGCCACCGTGTCTGTTTGTTGGACTAGATGCCAAGCCTCTAATAAGAGCATAGTCTGTTTGAATATTATTAGAATCTTTACCAGCTAAATTTAATATCGAACATACTGTGTTGTCAGATAGTGATGATGACGGCTTGTGATAAATAGTTAGTTTAGCTGGTTGGCAACTGGTTCTATTTTCTAGTCTTAATATTTCACTACAACTATAATTTACAACATGAAAAATAGTTTGAGGTCTGGATCCAGATGGAATATTAATACCAACTCTACCATCATAACTGAAAAATAAATTTCTATATGGTTGTCCACTACCATATATTATAAAATCGCTAGCTTGATAATCTTGATTAAATATTGTATCTGCCGAACCAGAAGTCGGTATAACAGTATGAGCCAGAGACTCTGAGCTAGATCCTAATAGTAACTTATTAGTATCGCCAGAACTCCAATATGCTTCTGATCCTAGTAGTCCATTCGATCCATCATTATATTGAAAAGAATATGCTGCCCCGCCAGGATTGCTTTGAGCAGAAAAACTTGGATTGGATAACGAAGCATAATCATAGTGATCATTCTCATTTAATATGTACCAAGTTTGTCCATCGCAAACTAGCCTGATTGAATTTTTTGTTGACTCAAAAATTGAACCGTTATGATTTCTAATAATCACATTATGGGCAGACGAAATGGGCTTGATATCGATAACTAGATTTCTAGCATTTTTAGATTGAGGCAATACACAATCAATATTTTTATCATTATTATCTACCAAATAAATGCTTGTTACATTATCAATAGTAAAGTGATCATTTTTAAGAATAACATTATTAAAACTAGTATTAAAATTAGTATTATTTACAAAGAGATAAAATTCATTTTCATTACCAGTAAATACTACTGACTTATTATTATTTGATGAGCTAGATATTTCGACTTTTTTAATAGTTAATAAACTATCAACAATCTGAACTTCACCAACTCCAATTTCCCATTTATATCCATCTTTTATATTTCGAATTAAATATGGTATAAAATATCCAATACTATCTTGTTCTAATAATTTATAGCCTGCTATGGCTTTATTGGGAACAATAATATTTTGATTAATAGAGCAATAAAAACCTATATTATTAAATATTTTAGTTATTTTATTCATATTATGTAAATCTTCTAGGATCTATATCTATATTAAAATCAATAGTATTATTTTCTGGATTTTTTGCTTTAAGATCCGCAAACGCCCCTCTAATAGCAGATATAACTATTCCGGCTATATCCGGACGCAATTGATTCAATACTGTATCTCCATTAATTGTGACAACAACATCATGTTTTCCTGTTATAGTAATTTGTGGTGGTATATAAATATTACTAAGTATATTAGCAATATTATTTAATCTATTAACAAAATTATCAATACTAGTAAGATCGGCCCCGTTATTAGATACACCACCAGCAGCATTGTTTGGTTGTTTTAGGCTAGATACTGCTTTATCGAAAGCTTCTGTTATACTACTACTAATAGATCCAACCAGACTATTCAGATATTTAGTAAAATCAAAGGATGGGATAGCAGATCCTGCAGATCCCATTAATCCACCAATAAATTTATATTCTGGAATATATCCACCCTTATTAAGATAATTAACTATTCCGCCTCTATTGTAATTACCATTGTTGATAGCTTCTAATACTGGTCTATATTTTTGTGTTGAATTTCTATTTATAACAAATTCACCAGGAGTTAACATGGCTGGTATGGTATCTGTTCCTTTTGGTCTAAAATTAACTAATGTTCCATTACTAGCATAAATCAATCCTCCTTTGTTTTTGGTAACAGGTTGTTCTAATTTGGCTTGATCCAAATTATTTACTATGTCTAAACCAAGTTGATCTATTGCTGCTGCTAATCTACTATTAAATTCGTCTAATCTAGCTTTAACTTCTGGACTATCTGTACCGAGCTCGGAGAATGTCCAATTCTCTTGATCTACTTGTTGAACGGCTAGATTCTGTAATCTTTGTTGTGCTAAGCCTAGTTTTTCTTGTTCTAGCGATATTGCTGATGCTATATCCTGATTATCATAGCTTAAGGATCCCGTATTTTGAGCAGATTCAAGTTCTTGTATTCTATCCTGAAGTATAGCCACTTCTTTAATAGCTGATTCTGTGCTTATATCTATGCCCATACTCCAATCATCTGATTTTTTATCTACTTGGGTTAAAAGCCCCTGGTCGTCCACTACATATTCTTTGGTTTTGCTTTCTTCTAACATTCTATCTGTTTTGGCCTGAGATTCTCTAGCGACAGATGTATCTCTTGCAAGACCAGATCCTGCTTTATAAACCTCTCCAGCGGTAGCTGTGCTTAATCCAACTATAGCTCCTGGAACACCACCAACCGTTGCCCCTTGTGCTGTTTTACTTAATACATTCTCATAATAAGCAGCCATGATATCTGCAGAACTATCCCGCTCAAAACCTACTAGTTTTGCTAAATCTGATCCTCCAACATCTCCGCTTCCTGTGGTAGCTGCTAAAAGACCTCGTTCTACTATACCTCTTTGTTGAGCATCAACAGTATCTGGCGTAGAAGTAATCTCTTCATAAACATCTTTGCCAGTTTGTAAAACAACTCCAGCGATTCCTAAATTTTTTGATAATCCTGTTGTTCCAGCTAGTGAGGATGTGTTTTGTGCTATGTTTAATGCATCACTAAGTCCTTGTTCCTGTAGTCTGTCAAAATTTCCACCAGTAGCTTCATATATGCCCCTTGCAATGTTTGTCGCCGATCCCGCTATACCAGCAATATCACCAACAGGTCCCATTTTTAATGGACTAATATTACTAATATTTTCAATCATAGATAAACCACCAATCGCAGCGTCCAATCCTCTACCTTCTTGTAATGCTTGTATAGTCTCTATAGTTGAATATGCAGCATCTTTTGCCCCAACTGTCCCTTTAAGAACATCCAATGATCTTGAAGCCCTATTCGTATTGGTTTCTTCTCTTACTCTTTTACGGTCATCTACTGCCCGTTCTTCTTCTGCCCAATATCTTCTACTTTGTTCTGGCGTATTAACGCCTAGTCTTTCGTCAACATCGTCCATCCTACTATTTCTGGACGGCATAGCAGGAGCGATGTCTATTTGTTTCGGAACATCTATATCATATGGAAAATCTTTAGCAGATAATTGTTTTTCTCCAGGCTGATACGAAGACTCCGCAAAGATGGGTGGCTTAACTGTTGGTAATGGAGTAATAGGTTGATTAGGATCTTCTGGATATCTAGGTAATGGGGTTATGGATTGACCAGTTTCATCTTTACAACAACCAAATTTTTCTAATGGAATAGGAATCTCAAAACTTGGCTCTATTGTGATGGTTTTATTTAAATTGGTTAGCTCATCGAGCCAAATTGGTCTATCTATTATAATAGGCAACCACTCTGGATAATTAGGCTCCATATTAATAGGCAGCCAAGATGGTTTTGGAATATTATTTAATTCATCTAACCAAACTGGACGAGGTATCTGTGGTGGTTCTCCTGATCCTTCTGGTGCTGAATCCTGTACATCCTTAGGTCTATCTTCAGAAGATGATACAGAATCTCTGCAGCAAAAATCTATTGTTTTTATATAACTAGTAAGATCTTGTACATTACTATTAATAGGAATAAGATAACTATTAGTGTCTATTAGAGCTTGAAGATTTTTAATAATATCATTAGTCAAAATAATTAATTGATTTAATCTATTATTTCCAGAAAGAGTTGCCTTGGTCACAGTATAAATAGCATTTATTGTCTCGCTATCATCGTCACCTGAAGAAAAACTTTGAGACCTAATACTGCCTCCATTCTGAGCATATACAACACCTCCATTTGCATATTTACCGCTGTTAATACTCTGTAATAATGGTAAATTTTTCTGTGTTGCTGCTCTATTTACAACAAATTCGCCAGGAGTTAGCATAGCAGGAACAGTATCGGTTCCTTTTGGTTGAAAGTTTACCAATGTTCCATTCGAGGCATATATTAATCCACCTCTTGCTCTCTTAATTGGTTCCTTGATCTCTAGTTGAATTTGATCTAATAAACGATTACTATCGGGTAATACTCCGTATTTATTTCCTGTCAAAAAAGCATGAGCTGGCTGGGCTGTTGATTCTTTGTAAGCATTAAGATCTGCTTGTGTTGCTGCGTCCTGTAAGGATACTTGAGATTCTGCAAAATCTGCTCCTAAATTTAAATATTTATCCTGATAATTTGTATACCAATTTTTTAATATATCAATACTTTTAGCTGCTGTTAAGGCTGACGGATCTCCATAATTGAATACAAGATTTCCATTTTGATCCGTTCCTGTTTTATATAATTCCTGTAAAGCATTTAAATAGTTATCACTTCTAAAAGTTTCGGTAGGAAATACATTTCTTGGATTTAATCCAATTTCAGCAACTTGTTGATATGACTTAGGTACAATATCTTCGCCCGGCTGATAAAAAGTATCACTACCTTCCTTATAGATTCTAGCATCTGAACTACTAATTTTAAGTTTTTGTTTATCTTCATCGCTTAATTTTCCAGCAAAAGCGGTTCCGCTTTTCATTGCTATTTCTCGATTAATAATATTTTTAATAGCAGTTTGAGCTCGACCTAAAGCGGCTGCATTATAGTCTCGATATGGTGACTCTTTTTTGCCTCTAAAACCAGGAACATCGATAGGGTTTGCTCCGGGACCAAAATCAGCATCATCTATTGGCAATCCTAATCCTTTCAAAAATTGAGGAGTATCATCGTCTTTGCCAGAGTATTGTCCTTTATATAATTCTACAAAAAATGCTCTATAAGCATCATTCATTAACCACTGTGGATTAGTAATTCTTTGATTTGGAGCTGCTTTAGAGAAGTTTTTAGACAACTGTGTTGCTTTCTGACTCAATTCCGATATAACAGAGCGAACACCATCCAAATTAGTTGGTTTTGATGATGTTAGTCCTAGTTGCTTTTTGCCAATATCAAATAGTGCTCGTGCAACGCCAACTTTTTTAGCGTTTGTAAAAGCTTCTGTATCTTCTAGTGTTACTCTAAATTTTTTCTTTGCACTATCTATAGCTTTACTTTGGGCTTCTTCTGCTTCTTTTTTATTTAGAAAATCAGAATAAGCTTGATTTCTAAAAAATATATCATTTACATTCAAAGTACCGTCTGTTGATGGTACAATAGCATGGTTTTCTTGCGCTTGTCTAATGTCAGGGGCTGACATATATTTATTTAAATCTGAATTAACAGGATTAAAAGCATAATTAAAATCATATCCAGTAGTCGGATCTTTTTGATTAGCCTCTATTTGTGATTTAAGATCTATGATAAAATCATCCCAATTAGTAGCGGGAATATAAAGTGATTTAGTTAAATTAGCGAAGGGTGCTGTTTCATTTTTTGTATCAGAAGATATTACCATGTACTTTTCTAAAGGCCGATCAAAACCTCTTATAGACTCATCATATGTCGTTCCTTTAGAAACTATTTTATAAGGAAACATCAAGCCAGATTTTTCGTCTCCTTGGTTTTCTGTTGTTATGGGTCCGAAATACTGGTTTTTTAAGAAAGATCCTCTTGAATCTTTTACAAAGTTTTCTGAATCAATTTTAGTTATACTATTAAAATCCTTTCCTGTCCATGGAAAAATCTTACTACTTCTATTTATTTTATCATCTAATCTAATAAAATTAGTAGGATTGATAGGAAGGGTTTTGGAAAGCATTTCCGGATCAATCTTGTCTAATTCATCTTGATAATTTCTAATTTTATCTAACCAATCTTGTTCATTATTTATATTATATAAAGTTAATGGTAAAGATTTACCTTTAGCTTTTTCCCCATCTAAAACAGAATCATCCAATTGTATCGAAAATAGTTTACCGTCATAAAAATCTTTTAATAAACTGACATTTTCTTTTCTATTTTGTGATCCTTGTGTTTCTTGAAAAAATCTAGGATTATTAATATCTATTCTTTTTAAACGGTCTAAATTTTCTTTAACAATATCAATCAGATCGTAGTCTTTTGGAAGTATTTCTGGTTTGATCTTAGAGGCCAAATCTTTACTATTAGAATAGTCTTTATTATTAACTGTCCATCCTGCTGGAACTGTGGATCCTGGAGTAAATAAAGGATACAGAGCATCCTTTACAAAATCATTAATATTAGAATCCAATAAATATTTTTTATCTTTAGAAATACTAGATAAATTATCTATCGTAGTCTCAACATTATACGGAGTACTATTATTTAATTTAATGCTAACATCTGATGTGTCTTTTGGAGTATTTTCGATAATATCTTTAAAATTAATATTATTATCTAGCTTAGTAATTAATTTAGAATAATATTCTTTATATTTTTCAATTTGTGGCATGACCAAGCGTTTCTGCTTTGATATTATTTCTGGTTTTTGAAATAATGTAATATTTTTAAGACCTCTTCTAAATTCTTCAGATATAGAGCTGTCAGATTTCAAAACAATCGGGAGTGCTGTGCGCCCATATTCGTCTGAACTACCAGAATAAAAGGTTTTTATAGTCTTGAGAAAAAAACCAGGAGTATCATTATGTATTCTAGTACTGTTTTGCAATACCGAGAGATTTTTCAACTCGCCGCCTGTAATTTTTTCTTCCGGGATTGGTCCTTGTTTATATGATACTGCTGGTCCAATAATATATTCTTTAAAATTATCATTCCTTGATGTAGGATCTTTATCGTCTTGAAAAACCATAAATCTATCCTGGGTCTCTAGGTCGGTATCTGTTCTATTTCTTCGTAATTCAGTTTCTGTTTTTCTATTTGACCAACCAAAACCAGGCACAATCCCACCATCGGCTAAATAATTAACTTTACCTCCCTTATTTTTATTTATACTTTGTAATAATGGAAGATTGCGTTTTGTTGAGGCTCTATTTACAACAAACTCTCCTGGCGTTAACATAGCTGGTACAGTATCTGTGCCTTTAGATTGAAAATCAATCATTCTTCCATTACTAGCATAAACTATTCCGCCATTTGCTAATCCAGCAGCAGCGGGTCCTCTTTTCTCAACCAACTTCTTTAAGTTAATAATTTCTGATCTAATATCACTTAATACTGTTTCTTCAAATGTAAACTTTACTCCTTGCATAGCAACTT